GAGGATGGGAAATATGTCGATAAATGGGCAATAAGAACCACCGCAATGATTGAAAGAGAACTGGAAAAACTGAAGGCCGCATAGTCGGCCTTTCTTTTTGGCAACAAGCCACTTATCTGAGGTGAGATATGAAATTCAAAGGTACGCCGGGTCCGTGGGAAGTAATGAACGCAACGGATGTGTTCACACAGCAAGGGTCTGCAAACGGAAGTGGTGTTGTCTGTGATAAAGACGATGGATGGCAGGTTGCTGGATGCTTCAATGGGAAAACCTTTGTCCAGGGTGAGTTGGTAACACTCTCACTTGCTGAAAAGGAAGCTAACGCCCGCCTGATAGCCGCAGCGCCTGACCTTCTCGGCGTCCTCCAGTTGATCCTCAGCTATCACGAAGACGGCAATTGTCAGCTCCACAAAGAAGATGTTTCGCTGGCCCGCGCAGCAATAGCTAAAGCCATCGGCGAGGAGGAGTGAATGGAAAAGGTAAGAATAACCAAATCAAATTGCACATTTGTTAGGCCTGGTGATGAAACGGAAATCACTACCGTGAATGGTGTACAGCGAATGTGGTCGCCGCGCTTAAACGCACACGAAAACCTCTCATGGATAACTGCGGCGTGGGGAGTGGAATACGAAGAAATTACTGCCCCACCCGCTGAATAGCAGCCGATAGCCGATTCATAGAGTCGGTTATCTGATGCAATCCGCATCATAACCAAGACAGGAGACGAAGACCTGTTCTGGTTAAATGGAGAAATAACCCTTGTTGTCTGTTCGCCCTCTCCGGAGGGCTTTTTTTCGCCTGCATATCAACAGCGCTTCATTCGAGGCGTTTTCGCTATGCCAATTAACCAAGGATAACACCATGCAACAGTTCGCTTTTGCAGGGTGGCCTGTTGTGGGCTGCTCTGAATCGCTACTCGACCTCATCACCCGCCGCATGCGCGGCATCTGCAAAACGATTAAGGAGCTGACATGTACGGCAATCAAACAGTAAACCATCAGGCCCTTATGGCCGCGCAGAGCAAGGCTGTTATTGCCCGATTCCTCGGTGACGCCGGGATGTGGTTGCAGGCCAATCAGCAGATGAAGCAGGCAGTGAGCATGCCCTGGTACAGGAGACCGCAATGACAACTCCATTTCGAGAATGGTCGGATGATGCATTCATCCGTCTGATGAAAGATTTGATGAAACAAACACCAAAACCACAGGAGCAGAAGCAATGAGACTGAGCCTGACAGATGTTAAAGAAATTGAGCAAATTATCGCGGCTCTGGACGCGACGGATAACGAACGCATCAGCGATGAAGTTGAACGTCTGGCGAAGAAAGCCAACCCGTTTATTTCGGCCCTGGCAGCGATGGATGCAGATGAGCATACCAATGACGCCATGAACTACCTCGAAGGCCATAGCATCGCGTTTCAGGACGCGTCGGAAGGTTGGTGGATTGATGCGCTGACCGAACGCGTTACCGCCGAGTACGCCATCAGCATCTTCAAAGCGCGACATTCACACAGGGAGGCAGCGTAATGTCATTCGATATCGTCAGTTTCGTTAAGCAGCAGGAGCCGCTATTTTGCGGAGCAATGACAGACCAGACGGTCACATGGGCTAAGGAAAGCCAGTTTGCCATCCAGCTATTTCAGAAAAACGACTTCCTCGCGAAGACGGCAATCAACAACCCTACCAGCGCGCAGAACGCCATCATCAACGTTGCGGCCATCGGCATCACGCTGAACCCGGCGAGCAAGCTGGCTTACCTTGTTCCGCGCGACGGCATGGTGTGCCTCGATATCAGCTATATGGGCCTGCTTCATCTGGCTCAGTCGTCCGGCTCAATTAAGTGGGGCCAGTGCAAGCTGGTATGCGCCAACGACACTTACGAATCCAATGGACTGGATAAATCGCCGACGCACAAATACAACGCGTTCGGCGACCGTGGCGAAGTGGTCGGCGGTTATTGCACAGTTAAAACGCCTGATGGTGATTACCTCACGGAAGAAATGAGCCTGGCGGAAATCAAGGCCGTGGAAGCTACCAGCAAGGCTAAGAACGGGCCCTGGAAAAACTTCTGGGAAGAGATGGCCCGGAAGACTATCGTTAAGCGCGCCAGCAAATACTGGCCCAAAGCGCAGCGTCTGGATAACGCTATTCACCTGCTTAACGATGATGAAGGCATGCATCAGGAGCCGGTAATGGCCTACCACTCAGAAGAGCAAATCAGGGAAGACGAGCGCAAGCGCCAACAGGAGGTCATTGATAAAGCCAGTGACCTTTGCGATGAAATGGCTCAGTCCGAAACTATGGACGACCTGAAACGGAAATTTGCAGAGGCGTACAAGCTGACGTCCGGCATGAAGTTGCAGCAAAACGTTCAGGCAGTTTACGCAGAATGCAAAGTAAAACTGGAGGCGGCCAATGAGCAAACTATATGAGGTTGCCAGCGACTACGCCAGGCTGATGGATGCTGATATCGACCCGGAAACCATGGCAGACACCCTCGAAGGGATTGAGGGTGAGCTGGCCGATAAAATCGAGCAATTACTTGCCATCTGCAAAAACGAATCGACGTATGCGGAGCGACTCAGGGATGAGGCAAAGAACCTGACAGAACGCGCCGTGAGCATTGAAAACAAGGTCGCCAGCATACGCGCCTACATCGCCACATCTCTCGAAACCGCCGGTAAGAAGTCGATCCGCGCCGGTATTCACCAGGTAACAGTCCGCGCGCCTTGTCGTTCGGTAGAGATAACCGATAGCGCCCTTCTCCCTCCTGAATACGTCGAATACGACACGGTGATTAAGCCCGACAAAATGGCTATCAAGCATCTGTTGGAGGGCGGAAAGGATGTTCCTGGCGCGACACTGAAGACCGGCAAGCCATCACTGCTAATCAGGTAGTCGCCATGAGCGAGCCATTCAAAAAACGCCGTGGCAATCAGCAGACGCTGGGCCGCAACTGGACTACCAAAGAGTTAAACCTCATCAAATCACTGGCTGGCACCGTCCACCCTAAAGTCATCGCCCGCCAGTTAAACCGCTCATACGAATCTATCCGCCAGATGGCAAGGCGCGAGCACATCAGCCTGCGTCGCGTTTAATCGTGCGCCACGGACGGCGCGAGGAAAAATCCTTGATTACACATGACCCGCTTATCACACCAAGCGAGCTGGCCGCTCGCGTCAAATCTCAGCCGATGCCGAGCCGCGAAGAGCTCATGAAGCGCAACAGCTTCGGCTCTGTGAATAACAACAAATACCTCAACCGCTGGCTTGGAGCGAAGAAATGAAAAAATTTATCGTTATTCAACAATACCTGTGGTGCAACGAGTATGGACATGGAATCGAATATACATCTGACCTTGAAGAGTTTGATGGCCGCAAATTAGCCATTCGTCATGGTTTTGAGATTGCTGATTCTGACGACTTCAATATCGGAGTAGTTGAAGGTGGCCGCCTGGTGTCTTTCGACTGGATGGATAAGCCAGTTGGCGGTGAGGGAGAAACACAGGAATTAATGGATGAAATTGCCAAGGCCATTGGTCTGGAGCGTACAGCATGAACAACGACGAATTAATCGCAGCCGGCCATGAGCTTGCGAAGTGCCTCGACAGCAATACGCCGCTGATTGATATCGCGAAGCTGCTGAGCAAGATGGCGACTCAACTGGATGTGACCACTCTGGCGCTGCGCGAAAAGACGAAGCAGTGCGAGCAATTGGCGGCACAGGCCCAAATAACAGACAGGATTTTTGACAACCTATCTGCTGATGAAGCTGAACAGGCGTGCAACTGGATAAACACATGGATTGAACACCAGATGAGTAGAGGCGGTGCCGCATGAACACAGCAAAACTGAAAGCGGCGCCGCGACATTCTGTAGACGGCTATGGACGTCAGGATATTTCCTACAACGACCCGGAAGGGGAATTTGTTTTTTACAGCGATTATGAAGCGCTGAAAGATGCGCTGGAAGCCGCGCATAAGCGCATCGCTGAGCTGGAGGCTCGTGAGCGACATAACGAGCGCCAACGCGTTATCGATGGCCTGGCTGCTGCTGGCGAGCCGTGGGAAGAAATTCAGGAATACATGAAAGCCTGGGACGAGGCTCGCGCCGCGGGCATCAATCTTGAGACAGGGGGTGAAGCGTGAGCGAAATAAGTGAAGTTATCGCCAGTGAAATCGCCGATTTTTTCGCAGATTTCGGCGGGCCGGGTGAGCCGGATATTCAGAGCGGAGAGGCGCAGCGCTTGTTAACCGAACGCCTGTTGTCTGTGATGGCGCTGCGGGAGCGGGCGGAGCCTGTTGAGCATGAATCGCACATCAGGAGAGAGGTCAACGTTGGTGGAAATACGTGGGTTCAGTGCTCAAAGCAGGCATTTCAACGAGAAAAGGCCCGAGGCGCGTTATGCCGGGTGCTTTACGAATTACCGACCGAACCGCCCGCGCCGGTTGTGGATGAGTGGACAAATGAGCAGTGCCTTGAATTTCTCGCCGTCGCGTTCCGTCATGCCGAAATTAAGGGTGATTTCGAACTGGATGATCTGCGTCTCGGAGTGAAGATGGCTAATGCGATGACGCCAGTCAAGGAGGTGAATTGATGGAGAACAGATACATTTACCATTACTGCGCTGCAAACGGTAATGTTCAATTGTCAGGGATAGCGCAGTTAGCATTCCGCATCAAATCTCAAGACGACCTGAACAAACTGAAGGAGCTGATTTCGGGTCTGGACTTTGAACCAAAGGCAATTATCTCGCTGTCATATCTGGGTAGAGAGAATGACGCCTAAATAATTAGATGCCGGAATGTTTGTCATTCTTAGCGCATTAGCGCGATCGCGCCTCTAACGGAATCCCCCTCCACGAATTGACAGCCCGCCCACCTCAATTTACTGTATATAAATACAGTTATTTTGGGGTGCGTCATGAGCAAAGACTCGGACTATCTGATTATCTACAGGGGCGAGATACATCACCGCATTACGCTCGGTAGATGGGTGCTGATTCAGCGCGCTAAGGAGTACGGCGGCGGGTGGTGGCTGGGGAAGGCATACGGTGATGTTTTTATGCTGGAGTTTGAGAAGCCATGTTCGATGACCGCAGCATCGGAATACATCATGTCGCATGGAAGGATGAGCACATTCCCGCCGTGGGATGACAATTTTGAGTTAACACCATGACCCGCCTAGGCGGGTTTTTTATTGCCTGGAGATAATGATATGAGAGAACTTCGCGACGACTCGTTCATTGACATGAAGTTTATGATGGAGGATGCTGGTTACTCGGCGAAATATTTCTACTCACAGATCAACGCCGGAAAACTCCCTAAGCCGATCAAACTTGGTCGCACATCACGATGGCTCTATGGCGATTATCTTGCCTGGAAGCGCAGCTACCTCCACGACCTGCAAAAAGCATCCTGAATATGTTTTGCGGGCATAACTGCGGGCATTATTTTATTCACTATATAAATTCCTTAACAATCCCCTGCGCTTACCCGATTCGTTAGGTGTCTGCAGGGGACGCCATTTTTATCATTACCCGCGATTTCCTCACATTACCAAAATCCCTGATATCCCTGCCACACGGCGCAATTTTTGTTACCTGACGTTACCCGGCATAGATTGTCTGCACCGATATCTGACCACCCTAGGTTACTGTATATTAATATAAAATTACCTATCAGGGGTGTCGATCGACATAAAGATCAGTGCTATCATCATTTCTTATCGGACTAATCCTGATGTCATTTTCTTGTTAA